ATCAAGGCCCACAAGGACAGCCGCATTGACGCGGCCTCCCTCGGCATCCTCCCGCCTATCTGCTACCCGCAAGGTCGTCCTCCAGGTCGCTGGGGTCCAGGTGCAATGATCTCCGAGCGGCGCCCCAACGAGTATCATTACGCGGATCGCCCGATCCCTGACATGAACACCAACACGTCCGAGTCGTTGTTGGAATCCTCGTTCAAGGAGTACAATGGTTTTGCCTCCCGCGAGGGCGATCCCGCCATTGATCCCATCTACAATCAGTTTGAGGTCGATAAATTCCTCAGTTGCCTCGCCCGCAGCTTCCGCCAGATCTGGAAGCTCTACAAGCAGTACGGCCAAGACGAGGTTATGTTCCGCGTCATGGGCGTCAAGGACGTGAACCTGCAACTGTTCAACAAGGGCGACATCAACGAGGAGTTTGACTTCTACCTTTCGTGGGATGTCCAGTCCACCGACTTTAAGCGCATGAGCGAGAAGTGGACGGCCATCATCCAAGCCGCCCAGTCTCTCGACCGCGACGGTATCATCGACTATTCCGCCCTCTGCACGGCGTTTATCTCGACCATCGACCCAAACATCGCCGAGCGCATCATCCGCCCAGTCCAGCAAGGCCAGCAGAAGCTCGTCGAAGAGGAACAGAACGATCTTACGCAGATCTTTGCCGGCATCTCCAAGAACATCAAGCCAGGCACGCCTCCGCAGCTTGGATTGCAGGTCATGGAGCAATACTTGCAGCAGCCTGACATCCAGCAGCGATTTGCCCAAGACCAGTCGTTCCGTGACCGTCTGGAAACCCGCAAGAAACAGTACGAGTTCCAAGTGCAGCAACAGCAGAACGCTGTTATTGGTCGCCTAGGTGCCGCCATGCCCAATCCGTCCGCAGCTAACGCCTCCTAATGAAGAAACGTCGCGATCCTCACCAAACTTCGACTGAAAAGTTCTCCCGGCTGCGTCATGCCATGTTCAGCCTCGTAGGGAATGACAACTTCCAGGACTTCATTGAGGAATTGCGCGAAATGCAGCATTCCACGATGATTGACCTCTGCTCTGATGCCGTCGTGCAAAATGATCGCATGACTCTGGCTTCTACTGGTGAACTGCGGGCATACTCCCAGATTATTGCGCTGTATGACGACTTTGTTCAGCAGCAATTGCAGCAAGCTGAAGTAGACGCAGAAGAACGTGCCGTTTGATACGTTTAGTTTAAGCGTAACAATATTGAGCATTTATTGTTGACAGTAGGGTTAGTGGACACATTTGTACGAACACTTGGCATCCGCCATGTCCACAGCCCTTGGGGGCTATAATCCCATGTCTAACGAAACAGTCGAATCCGCTCCTTCACAGCCAGCCGAAGTATCCAATACTGAAGCAAAAAGTGATGCACCGAAGAAAAGCAATCTGAGTGTCGCTCAAGCAGCGCAACGACTCCTTAACATCGAGTCCGAAAACGCAAAAGCTCAACGACCGACTGAACAGGCTGCTGAGACGCCGGCCCAAGCGTCAGATAATTCAGTCAACCCAGATGAAGCTTCCGCCGAGTCTGCCGAGCCGAGCCAAGAGGCGGAAACGCCCGAAGGTGAAGCTGATGTTCCTTCTCAAGATATTACACCAGAGCTTCAGAAGAAAATCGACAAGCGTATCGGCAAAGAGGTCGCGAAACGCAAAGCTTTGGAGTCTCGATTGGCGCAGTTGGAAGCACGGATTGGAGAGCAAGCAAACTCCCCAGCCCAAGCTGAACAGCCCGCGCAAAAGGCCGCACCGGCTCAAATGCCTGCAAATGTGCCACTGGCCCAGATCGATGACTTCCAATCACTGTCTTCCTTACAGCAGCAGGCCAAGGAAGCAAAACGCTTTGCCCAGGATCAACTGGACCGCGATGACTTTGAGCCGATTCAGATTGGCGATACTGTGCTGGGACGGAGTGAATTGAAAGCGATCCTGCGTAATGCAGAGAAAACTCTCGATGATGACATTCCGGCCCGCTCACAGTTCCTGACGCAGAAGCAGCAGTCGCAGCAAGTCGCTCATCAGATGTTCCCATATCTGAAAGACAAGAATGCGCCTGAGTACGTCCTCGCCCAGCAAGCATTGTCACAGATGCCCTGGATGAAGAACCTGCCTAATGCGGATTGGATTATTGGAGTGCAGATCGAAGGACTCCGGTCCCTAGAAGCCAAGCAGAAGTCTGCCAAAACAGACGGGAAACCAAAAACTGCCATGAGCAACCGCCCTCCATCCAGTCAAACAGTAGTTTCTTCCAACGGTGGCGATGTTCGTATGCCGTCAGCGGCTAAATCAGCCAATCAGATTGAAGCTATGCGGTCGCAATTATCTAAGAAGGGTGGCATCACGGCAAACGAAGCAGCAGCCTTTCTGCTGGCTAAGGAAAAAGCAAAATTCAACCGTTAAACTCGTTATACTATCATGGCCCTCTCTACTACTTACAACGTCGCCGGTGATCGCGAAGATCTCACGGACTTCCTTACTATCCTCGCCCCCGAGGACACTCCCAAGATTTCGACCTTCTCGAAAACGAAACGCATGACCAATGCGTATCAGGAATGGCAAGTGGACAGCCTTTCCGCCGTCAGCTTTGGTGGCGTGCTCGAAGGTCAAGACGTCCTCGCCTTCTCCAATCAGGCCGTCAATCGCGCTCGTCTGGGCAACTACGTCCAGCAGTTCCGCGAACAGTGGATGGTCTCCCGCCTCCAGGAGGCTTCCGACGTTGCTGGCGTGTCCAGCGAAGTCGCGAATGCCAAGATGAAGGCGATGCGCGAGATCAAACGCGACATCGAAGCCTGTATCGGTTCGGACAACGACCGCCAGCAGGAAGCCCCGCCGGCGCCTTACAAGGCCCGCGCCCTTGGCAAGTGGATCAGCAACACCCCTGGTTCCGACGTTCCCGCTGCGTTCCGCACTCCTGCGGCTAACATCGACACCACGGCCACTGGTTCCCTGTCTGAGTCGGCGTTCAACGACGTCTTCCAGTCGATCTTCCAGCAGGTCGGTGGTCGCCGCTCCTACACGCTGTTTGCCGGTCCCTCGCTCAAGCGGGCGATCAGCAAGTTCCAGCGTTCTGAAGGCAGCTCTGGCACGACCAAGACCTACCAGGTCATGCAGAATGCTGATGAGCACCAGATCGACCTCGATGTCACCATGTACGTTGGTGACTTCCACACCGTCACGATTGTCCCTGACTTGTTCAACGGCATTCTTGATGGCGGCGATCCCTCGACCACGACCAACCAGCAGAAGGCTCGCGGTTACGTCATCGATCCTGAGCTTGTCGGTATCGGCTATATGCTGGGTATCGAGTCGAACGAATTGCCTGATCTTGGTGGTGGTCGTCGTGGGTTCATCCTCGCCGCCCTTACCCTGATGGTCAAAAATCCACTTGGTCTCGGCAAATTCGCTGGCACCAGCTAAACCACATCCCTTAACTAAACAAGGATACTACCATGGCTGATACAGCAGTAACCATCTCCCGCGCCGACACCTCGCAGCTTTCGCTGCAAGAGCAGGCTCGCGGCTTCTCCAACAAGTTCCACGTTGACGCTTCTGACGTTGCTTTCGGTGCCGGTGCATCCGATACCGTGACGCTGACGCTCGGTGCGCTTCCGTCGAACTTCGTCATCAACAATGCGCTGGTGAACATCACGACTGCCTTTGCGGGCACGACGGCGTTCTCGGTGAACATTGGTACGACCAGCAGCACCAGTGCGCTCGTAACGGCTCAGTCCGTTAAGACCGCTGGCGTTCTTGCCGGTGTTCCTACCACGGCTACCCTCGTCAAAGGCACGGCGTCTGTTAACCTCGTTGCGATCTTCACGAACGCGACGGGTGGCAGTCCCTCGGCCCTGACGGCTGGTGCGCTGGATATTTATCTGAACATCGTCGATCTCTCCGATCCGACGAAGCTCGGCTAAGTAATCTCAAACAGGGGCATCCTCATCCGAGGCTCTGCCCCTTTCTTTTTTTAATGAGCAGCGATCAAATCATCACAGAGATCCCCAAGGAGTTTGTCCGCAAATGGTGGTGGGAGATCCAGAATGGTCTGCCCAACGAGAAGGCCAAGGTCCATGAGGACCAGGCTCGTCTCGCTGCCAAGATGCGGCAGGAAGGCTCCACCAAGATGGAAGGGCTGGGCCAGATGGCTGCGCGTATCAACAGCCGGCTGTTCTTCCGCTTGCAGGGTCAACATGGGAATAACGTGCATGAGTGGATGCCTGAGTATCTGAAGGATAATCCGCATCTGTGTGCCGTTGGCTATCGCCCAAAGGTTAATGCTGCTCGTCACGGTTTGACAGGTGGATGGATGAAAACGAAAGACTAAGTGAGAACGATCCCCTACAGTCGCGCTTTGTCTAACATTTGCGGACTGATTGGCGTGCCTACGTCCCGTCTGACGACGGAGACAGCGCAATCGATCAATGATCTGTTCAACGCTAACGTGCGTCAGATCTGGGGTGCCGGTAACTGGCCGGACCTGACTGGATGGGGTGAGGCTCGGTTTGTGGGTAATTCGCTCACCTACCCTAACGACCTTTCCCAGACGGCTTATTGGACGGCTAACGATGTAACGGTTACGGCCAACAGCATTTCTAACCCTGCAGACAACCGGGTAACGGCCAGCAAGGTGCTGGAGGCGGCTACGACTACGGAACACAACGTAACCCAGGTTGTAACCTCATTTGGGGCCACAATGTACCAAGCGAGTGTCTACGCCCGCCCTGCTGGTCGTAACTACCTCTATTTGGCCGTAAACGACGGTACAACCACGTTCTCCACGTTCTTCAACGTCCAGACCGGCAATGTTGGTACGCAAGCCAACGTCCAGAGCGCAAACATTTCGCAATGCGCCAATGGTTTCTTCCTTTGCACCATCATGTATCAGACTGGGGCCAACGCCACCAGTCAAACCTACAAGGCCGGCATTAGCACGGATGGAACCACGATTAGCTACCTTGGCGACATCACCAAGGGATTGTATCTGTGGGGAAACCTGATCGTTCAGCAGAACAACGTCTCCCCGCAGCAGTTTATCCTTCCGTGGGACCAGACGGGAGAGGCTGAGATTGATGTTCTGTTCCAGGCTTGGGTGGACAGCCCTGCGATGATCACCTACCCGCGTGGGCAGGGGTTTGTTGTGACGAGGGATGGGTTCCAGATGATTTCTAGTGCCGGCGGGTTCATGGGCACCAATGGGTACGTCAGCTACAACACGAACCCGGCAAACCCGATCTACATCTACTACCGGCGCGTCCCCTACAATTACTCAGGTGATGAGTTCTCGGCTACGGCAACCTACGTTGCGGGCCAGTACATCTATTATACGAAGACTACGGGAGCTTTGACCG